TCCCTCCACAGCTTTTTCAAGCCACGAAAGAAGCCAGTTTCCTTCTCGATCCTGTAGCTTGATTTGAAGGTCGTCCGTTTCGTCCTCCTCGTTGTCCGTGTAGGTAAGACTCAGGAGATACGGGTAGATTGTCGAAGTAATGTCCACGCCGGCGAAAGTCACTTCGACGCTTGTTCTCCTGGCTTGGTTCGCATTACTCAATCGTGTGCCTCCTTCCACGGAACGGCGGGGGTGATAAGATCGGTCTCACTGACCGTGGGAATTTCCAGGACAATGCCGGCTGGAAAGGTGTAGTATTCCAAATGCTTTCCATTGGCTCGCATCAAATCACCGGTGTACGATTCGCTGCCAAGCACATTGGCTGCGATCTGATCCCACATATCGCCCTGTTTCGTTGTGTATGTGCTCATCGGTAAGACCTCCTCAATGTGTCGGTCAGATCATCCTCGATGACTTCCAGGATAAAATCACGCAGCTCATCATTGCTGTCCTGGAGAGCAGTGCGCACCTGAGTTGCATTTGCAGAACCGGACACGTTGTAGACCGGTGACAAGTTCAGCTGCACGGTGATTCCGCTGTTGTTCCCTCCAATAGCCTCAGCGGTTTTGGCGGAGACCACCCCGTTCAGCGCCTCAACAAGCTGCGGCACAAGTGTTACGATCTGCATATCGTCCAAATCAGATAGCTCGCTTGTGTCTGCCTGCACCATTGCTGTTGCCGTGAGATTATCAAGCGCACTTGTGTCACTGGTGGCGGTGAGTACAAGGTCAACCTCCGGGACAGCATCGGTCACAGCATCAGCCATAAGCTCGGCTTCGTCCAGCACATCATCAAGACCTGCATCAACACCGTTTATCAAGCCTTCGTCGGCAAACAAACCGGACTGGAATGTGCTCTTCCAGGGTGATCCTTCTCCGGCGGCGGCCTTGAACGACGAAATGAAGGAGGTTGCCAGCTTAACTGCGACAGCATCTGCACTGGGGATCATCCCGTTTACGCCGTTGATAAATCCTTGGACAGAATAGGAACCCGAGGAATACATGGACGAATACGCCTCTGCGTTTGAACTGAGTGCGTCCCCGATGTCACTGCCGGAAGTTTCCACCGACCCAAGCAGAGAACTGATGCCCAGAATGTAGCCGTTCACATTCTCGCTACCCTCCGACTCCATCAGGTCTTCTACATCCACTTTTTCCAGCAGAGAGTTTGCGATGTCGGTTGCCACTTGACTTACCTTGATGTAGCCCAAGGCCACAGCATCAGAATAAGAGTTAACGACCAACGTACCGGTTTCGCCGGATTCAGCGGAAACATCCAAGGCTGCTGTGCAGGCTTCTGATAGGGACGCAAACGCTGCTGCACCGGCTTCTGTTGACGATTCCAGTGTGCTGATATAACCGTCAATGGTTGCCTGTGCAGATGCGGCAGCCTCTTCGCTCAAATCCAGTTCTTGGATGCTGTCCGTCATTTCTTGCGTGAGCGTTTCCATCGTAGATGAGAAATTTGTGGAAACGTCCGCAAGGCTGTCCGATGTAGATTGCTGCACGTCCTGCAGGGCTTGCCAGTTCGCAACCATTTCCTGGAGCTCGGTGTCCGATGCGGCAGCCATGCCGGCAATAGCATTTACGGAGTCTGTGGATCCGTCTGCAAAGCTGGCAATCATCTCGTCCAGACCGGCAATATCATCCGTCCTGTCAGACAGAGCGGCTAGATTGTCGTTGTAGTTGCTCCAATAGGTTGTCTGGTTCTTTAGATTCTCGTTTATGGTGGACGCACTGGTCGCAACCACCTTATCCACTTCATCCCACAGATCGTATTGACCGCTGATGCTCTTATAGGCAGATTCATACGCCGTGTCGTAGGCATCCACAAGCTCTTGGACTTTGGTCGTAACATCAGATGCAACACTGCTGATGGATGCCAGCTCTGATGAGTAGTCGCTGGACGCATCGGATCCGCTTTCCTGGGCATCGGTCAGGTTGCTGACGGCTTCTTCTGCCAGCGCAATGGCATCCTCAGCTTCACCCACGGCCTCCTGATCTTCGGCAATGGCTTTTGTATAAGCCTCAACCTCATCCTGTGCGGCATTGATCTCCTCGGCGTTGGACTCGACCGAGTCATTCAATGCCCAATACTCCTGCGATAGTTCGGAGTTGGCAATAGCCAGATACTCGGTTACGCTGTACGCTGTTCCGTTTGCCTGGTTGTAGGCATTGGTCGCATCGGTGTTGTCTCGGATGATTTCATTCATCCGGTCAATGGTATCCGTCTGCTTCTGTTCAGCCTCGGATAGCTTCGTCTGGGCGTTGGTCAGCCCGATGGAATTTTCCTCTGCCTCCACCAGCACATCAGCGTATTCTGCATAGATCGCTTCGAGCTGATCCTGCATCGCCTGAGCAAGTGCATTTTCTTTCCACGCCTCGGTGTTGGATCTCAGCGCCTCTGTTCCGCCGTTGATGGTGTCCGTTTCCAGGTCAATGTAGTCAGCCAGATCGGGCACCAACTGGCAGAGCGTATATAGCGTAGCGTGATACTGCTGCTGCGCCTCGTCAGTGCTCAGGCCAGCGGCCTCCAGTTCCTCCAATTTAGAGATGTACTTGTCCGCAACCGCCACGGTTGCTTCGGTTTCCTCCACGGTGGAGCTGTAAGTTGTATTTGCAGTGGAAACCGCATCTTCCAGCTCACGGGCTTCTGTGGTCAATTCTTTCACAGATACCGCAGCATCATCGTTGGCGGATGCGAGAAACACCACGCCGGCAGTTATTGCGGCCACTGCAGCGGAAACAGACATGATCGTGCCAACCCCGGGGATCGCCGATGTGAACAGCTCGGTTGCAATCGTTGCGAGTTTAGTCGCTGCTGTATAGGCTGTGATTCCGCCAACAGTGACAGCTAGGACAGCCGTTCCGGCGGCGATTGCTTTGACAAGTTCGGGATTCTCTTTCACGATGTCGGTCATGACCGAGAACACGTCTGCACCGACCCCGTAAAGGTCGGACATGACAGGCGTGAATTCTTCGCCAACGGCAATTTTCAGCCCGTCAAACGCCGACTGCATCAAGGTCAGCTGTCCGTTCATGTTGTCCAGCATGGTTGCTGCCATGGAGCCAGCAGAGCCGGAGCAATCTTCCAGGGCCGCAGCGTAGTCAGAGAAGCTTTGGCCACCCTCAGCAGCGGTTTCCGAACAGCCGGCCATGATGGTTTGGAGCTTGGAATACTGGCTGGTTCCTGCGATTGCCTTTGCAAGATTTGCCTGTTCCTCATCGGTCAGAGTGGCCCATACCTCGGACATCCCCGTGAGGATGGAGGACAGACTGTTCATGTTGCCTGTCGCTTCATCGTAGACATACACGCCGTATTCTTTCAGCGCAGACGCACAGCCCTTGGTATCCGTGGCCAGTCGGGTCATAATTGCGCTGAGTGCCGTTCCTGCTTCTGAGCCCTTAACACCAGCATTTGCCATGGTCATCAGTACGGCGGTGGTTTCCTCCACCGAATAGCCCATGGAATTTGCGGTGGCTGCACATGATTTGTAAGCCTCACCCAGCTGGCTCACATTGGTGTTGGAATTGGACATGGCATAAGCCATCATGTCCACGAAATCAGCGGTGTCTTCGGCGGTCAGCCCAAAGGCGGTCAAGTAGTCGGTGACAATATCCGATGCTTCTGCCAGATCCATGTTTGCGGCTGCTGCCAGGTTCAAGATCGGCTCGATGCCGGACAGCATTGACTCCACATCCCAGCCCGCCAGTGCCATGTATGAAAATGCGTCTGCGGACTGCGTTGCTGTGAAGGAAGTGGTTGCGCCCATTTCCTTTGCCGTTTCTGAGAGCTGCTCCAGCTCAGAGTCCGTAGCTCCGGAAAGAGCTTGCACGTTTGACATGGATGCCTCGAAATCACCGGCGGCGTTCACGCACTCCATGTATGCGTCATAGATTTCCCTCAGAGCAGTGGCGATTCCTGCGGCAGCGATTGCGGAAGAAATGGCCTCCATGGCCTTTGCTCCGCTGTCGCCCATTTCCTCTGCACTCTCAGCGACTTCTTCCTGGGCTTTCTTAATTTCTTCCTCTTGCTCTGCCAAGCGCTTGGTTTCCTCGGTCAGATGATCCGTGTCAACACCGGCTTCTGTCAGAGCTTCGCCCATCTGATCCAGCTTCGCAGTTTGCTGTACAAGAGAAACGTTGGTCTGGTCGATTTGATGCTGTTTTGTCAGCATCTTTTCTTCCAGCTTGGTAGATGCGCCTCCGGCTTCTTCCATCTCTTTTTCCAGCAGTTGGTATTGCTGTTGGAGATATTGGAGCTTGCTTTTGGTGGATTCCACTGCGGCTTGTTGCTTCTGATATGCGGAGACATCAGACTGCAACCGGCTCAAGGTTTGGATTTCGCCCTGCATGGAGGTCAGCGCACTTTGCGCCGACTTGAATGTACTGCTGAAATTTGTCCCCTGCTTTGCGTTGAGCTGGAACAACATTTCGTATTCTTTACGGCTCGCCACGCTTCAATCCTCCTCTCACCGCAGCCTCCGTTTCTTAGCCTGCTCCTCTCGTTCCTTGATGATCTGATTGCTGGAATCGAGCCAGCACACCAACTCGGAGAGCGGCTGGTTAAGCCAGAAAGAAACGGGTGTATTATTCGCCTGAGCTAAAATCAGGCATTGTCTCCGAATCCAGTTGCCTCCATCTCCGATTACGACTCCGATTTCAGCAAAAAACTTCTGGCTGCTCCTCGGATTGCGTTGGTGTCACTCAAGCGGATAGCTGTGAGCATATCGTAACCAACCTCGGGATCGGACGCTCTCGCAGCCATACGAATCAAATACTCACCGGACAGGGAAGGCACGACAACGGCATGACCAAGCCGCATCATTTCGTTCTCGACGGCCAAGCCGTCTGCGCCGGTCAGCTTGTCCCAATCGAAAGTGATTCTGGTGTAGGTTTTGTCCTCGTAGGTGAAGGGTTTGCGGAACGTGTGGACGTAGACGTAAGAAGTCTCTGCCTGTGCCGCTTCTTCTGCGGCATTCAGCTCAGCCTCGTTGATTTCGACTGCGGTTGTTTTGATTGCCATGATAGTTGACTCCTTTCAGTTAATGTTCAGAAAATACGGGAGTCCTCCAAACGGAGAACTCCCGTAGATTTATCAGATTCCAAGTGCCTTTCGGACAGATGCCAGGTAATCTGTGCCATTCACCAAGCAGATGTTGTTGAACGGATCCAGCTCCATGGTCTTCTTCCCAGCAACGTAGGTAGCCCAGTAGCGCACTGCGTATTCACCGGAAGGATCGCCGGTAGAGGCGGGAGCCACGGAACCTGCGTTCAGGCTGGTGGGAATCACCTTGAATACGTGCTTCACGACCTGGGTGGAAAGGGTGCCCTTGGTGGGATCCTCCACCTGCTGTGCGATGCGAAGCTCAATCTGGTGCAGCTCGGGAGTCGCCAGCTTGGCGCACTCGCCCGTGTAGTTTCGGAAGGACAGGGACAGCGTCATGCTGTCCATCTGACCAACCAGCACAGCGTTGATATTGCCGGCAATACCAGCACCACTCATGGACTGGGTCAGAAACGTCAGCGTGGGCAGAGTCGCAGATGCGATGCCAAGGAATCGGTTCTTGCCTTCATAGACCTCGAAGTTAATCGTGGCCTGATCTCTATTTGCCATTATTTATCCCTCCTATCAAGAGCTGAAAACTTCAGTCACATAGTCCGCATCGTACTCAAGTACGAAGTCAATCTCCTGTGCAGGAGAGGGCGGCGTAAGATAAACGTGCAGTTTGATGATGCCGGCCATCAGGTTTGTAGTGGGGTTCTCTGCCTCGTTCAGCTCGACACGACCACCGAGGAGATAACCGGAGCCAACCAAGCCGTTGATCCAGATGTTGCAGGTGTCCAGGATGGTTTCTGCCAGCCGGTTATTCATGGGCGCATCCAACTGAGACCAGAAGGTCTGGATCAGAGTGTTGTTCACCCAGCTGAACATCCGGTTAATGGGAATCAGCTTGTCCTTCACATCGGTGGTGGAAGTTCCGGTGTAGTTCCCCCAGGCAACAAAGGAACCCATGAAATTCAAGGCGGTAACAATACCTGCGTTGTTCAGAATAT